TTTTCATTTTTTTAGTTCCTGCTTTTTTCATTGCAGTCTTTTTAGTTTTTTTCATTCCTGCTTTTTTTTTCATGTAACCGGGCATCTTATTCTCCTTTGCTAAAATTATTAAAAACTTCAGCTACTCTCTCTGCTCTGTTTGGAGTTTGCTGAAACCATTTAGAGTTTTTACACTCTGCTGCTGCCATTGCATACCTTCCATGTTCGATATGATCTAATGTTTTTTTAAACTGTAATAACTTTGGTACACCTAACTGGTATGCCATATTTGCCAATGCTATCTTGATTGGATCTGGTTGTTCTTTGTACCAAGGTAATTTACTGTGCAGTTCTACTAAGAATTGATTAACAGAAGTTTCTAATAACATCTCTGCTTGTGCTTCTGTAATACCAGCTCCGGGAACTTCTGGATCTATGAGCAATCCATATCCCAAAGTAAGTTTATTTTCGCTGCATCGATATGGTATGTGTTTACCATCTTTCATCTTACTGCCTTCTTCTTTCTTAATAACTTCCAATAATTCTTTAATCATGATTGCTCCTTTACTTTTTAAATTGGCCTATGGACTTTAATCCAAAACTAGCACCTATACTTGCTAATATACCCCAAGATAGCCAATCAGGGCAATCCTCTCTTAAAAATTTAAAACCATCAGATAAATATGGCTGGCAGGCCGGTATGAAGCACGCAATTATTATTCCGCAAAAGAGCAAAGTCCAGAGTTCATCCTTCCAACTAGTAGCGGAAGCATCCATAGCTTTTTCTTCCCAGTTCGCATCACTCTGTACTTTCTTTGTTGCAGCTTCTATTTTTGCAACTGCTAGCTTTTGTTTTGCTTTTGCTTTCTCTGCTCTGTTCTTTAAAAATGTTGTGGCAATATTTCCTATTGGCCCTAGTAATGCTTGTAGCATATTAATCCTCTACTGTTATTGTTGTGTTATCTAAATGTTTTTCGTCTTTTTCTTTTTCGGCTTGAGCAATACCCGGCCCCTCATTAACGCATATAAAATAATATTTTACCATAGCTTCTGGATGAAAATTTAAACAGTCATGCGACTTTGCTGTTTTTATAGTTAACAGATAAGCAACAAATAAATAAAACAAATAAACAGATACAAGACCAAACACAGCTATAAAAGAATACTCCATAATTTTTCTTTTTTTTTCTTGCTGTTTATAAATCATCTCCTGTCTTTGTTTTCTTATTTTACCTTGCATCTGCAATAATTCATTCCAAGCATTAGGGCCATGAGTAAGATTAATAAAATTTCTTAACTCTGTTTCCATAGCTTGTGCTTTTTTTTTAGCTGCAAAAGCATTTAGTGCTTCTTCCTCAACGCTTGCTCCAACAAATATTTTTTTAAATATAGGTGGATTTTTTGATTGTCTTTCTGCTTCGTTTATATCAGAGACAGCTCCCATCCATCTTCCCACATCTCCATACATAGACTCTAAATCCTTGCCTACTTCAAAACCTTTTTTAACTGTATTAAATGCAGCCGTAGCAATTCCTAATGCTGATATTGGATCTATCATTTTATGCCTATAATGTGTAAAATTACGAGCCGTTTAAATGGCTCAGGATGATTCTTGAGGTAGTTTAGTACCTGCTTTTTAATGTTGTATTTTCAGGTTATCTATCTTTTCGTTTAATGTTTTAAGCTGATCTAATATTTGCTTTATGTCTTGATGAAAGTCTTGCTTCATATCTTTTAACTCTACTTTGGTTGCATAACTTTCTCTG